CCCTCTACGGCTCTATTTACAGGCATAGGTGGTTCAGGCACGTCATCGTAGGAGCGACCTTGTGTGGTGAGCTCCTGGATGCATTCTTGCGCAACTACAGTAACGTTCTCGTCTGGGTTCAGTGCGCACATCTCTAGGACATAGTGTGCAGCCACGCCTGTATGGAAGACATCACGCTCATAGGGGGCGTTTTGTTTCCACATTTCGATAGCGTGACCGCAGTGATTATCCCTCAGCTTGATTGTTGATGGGTGTATTGGCTTCATTGTTTGATCTGGGCAAAGATTTGAGCGATATTTGGCTCATCAATGATACCACTTACGGGGTAGCATGGCTTGCACATTACCCGACTTGGGCCCTCAACCATCAGTGATCTTGTCACAGTTGACCCACCTTTTTCGTCAGTTTTTTGCTGAGCGTAGAGGAATCCTACGAAATTGAAGTATTGGGCGATTTCAGAGCCAGTTTTCCGTCCATCGAATGCTGGTCTGAGGTGTCTGGTGCCTGTACTTTCTTCTGTTTCGCTCTCCATCAGGCAGATGCAGATGACATTTTTCTTGAGGTTACGGATACGTCGCACCATAGCTCTCATATCTTCGGCCATTTTGCCCCAGTCTTGGATTTGCATACTGGAGCCGGACTTCTTTTTAGAGAGGATACGGTCTCTGATCATCCGTTGTGTCTCGGTCAGGCTGTCGATCACGATGGTATCGAAGTCTTCGTAGGTGTCTGGGTCTTCTTGGATGTCTCTGAGCACTCCTGCGAGCATATTGGCATCAGTAATATGTATGATACCTGCACCTGGGTTAGAGTGTGAGATGCTTGCTTGGCCGTTCATTTCGGTGAGCAGCACGAGTGGACGTGGTGCGGTAGCAGCGAGGAAGCTTTTGCCCACACCAGAGTCTCCGTAGATGAGACCTTTGACTGAAGTTTCTGCTCGACTTTGTCCAGCGTTGATGATTTGGAACTTGCCCATTTTCTATCTCCTAAAGTTGTTTGTGTCAGTTGCCTTGACAAGGTAACACATTCTAGTGTATTAGTGTATATGCTTTTATCCGATATGCTAAAAAAATTTGAAAGTCCGAAGCAAGCAGCCGAGCTTGGGCGTTGTGGAAGAACGAGTGCTTGGCACTGGTATCAGGACGGCATCAAGCGTAAGATCCCGAGCGTGTCGGTGTTGGTGCTATGGGCCGATCATTTTGAGATCAGTGACGGAGACCTTGGTGAGCTGATACGAGATGCAAACAACTTGAGGTTGGAGCTTCAAGAAGATTTGTGTTTGCTTCGGGGAGAGCTTCCCCCGAGACGAAGTGAGCTCCGCAGAAAACTAGAGGAAGAGATTGCAGCAAAGTATGCTCAAGAGCTAGTCGAAGCTGAGGTTGGTGATTTGGAAGAGAGGGAACAGGATTGGGCTCGACGGGAGAGAGCTCAGAAACTAATGTCAATAAAACAACAATTGGAGAATCTAAATGGCACAGGGAATAATTGAAAAGACTCGTAAGAAGCGACGTGGCAATAAATTTGTAGAACGTCCCGATACGGACAAGCGACAGAACCCAAAGATTTTGGACCTGCAGCTCCTGAGAGAAACGGTTGAGAATGTGTGCAGTCACCATCTTACTGATGCTCCCAAGTCAGAGTGGGAAAGCAATCGACGGTGGTCCTATGTTTCTGAGTTTCACTTGGCTGGTGTTTTGGGTCACGTAGATATGCCGACCTGGGTATTTATGATCGAACAGAACATTGAGTGGACACGCGAGATGCGAGAGACTGTTCAGCCCAACGGTAAGTGGGAGCTTTGTGCATTTGAGCAACGTCTTGAACGCCGAGACAATGTTACTCGTCGAACAGTTGGCCGCCCGTCAGATGCAGATTCTGGTGTGGTTGAGATTGCTGAAGAGATCCAGTATCTGGTTGTGGGGCTTGAGTTTGTAGATTTGAATGGAAATCAAGACCTTAGGTATGATATGGGTCGAGTAACTCGAGAAGCTGATCGCCCCAATCAGCTGACCCCAGAAATGATTGCTAAACTGATGGCAAGTAACGCACCTACTGCAACCCCAGCACCTGCTATTGATGACACTCTTATCAAGGAACAAGAAGAGAAGATTTCAACTCAACAAGGCCAGATTGATGAGCTCAGTGCCAAGCTGTCTCAGATGACTGAACTTATGGCAGGGTTGGCAGAGCAAATGCAAAGTAATAATACAGCTCCAGAAGAGCAACCAGCACCTACAGTGAAGAGACGGAAACGAAAATGAAAAGTTCTCCCGAAGATTTGATCAGAATAGTCAAGTGCAAGCAACGCTTGCGCGAGTACAATCTTCGCAGACCATCCCACTTACGTCACACTGATCAGCAGATTGATCAGAGAGCGCGGACCGCCGTGCGTAATGGTTTGGTAAACGAACACGGAGTGATCATAAATTCGGAGACTAAAAAATGATTTTTCATCCTACGATCAAGATGGAAGCCACTCGTAAGGCAGCTCGAGGTCTATATGACTTAGGGCTCCGTATGGTTGGTGAATGGGCACGAAAGATTCCAGACTTCTCTCTATCCGAGTGGAAGAACTGGGAGCAGATGGAGGGATTCTTGGACTGGTGGGCCGAGGTTTTTCCTGAGCATGCTGGTATTTGTGTTGCGGATCTGCGCGCACTTGAGTTTGAAGCCAATCGAACGCTGATGATGGCGTTGGCTGAGGGCGATGTTCAGGCTGCCAAGGTCGTTGTCCAGTTGGTTACACAGGCGAAACAAGCTCAAGGCTCAACCGATATGAGTCTCGAGGAGTGGTTCCAGTCTGCTGATCAAGGGGTCAACGGCTGGGCTGAAGCGTGACCAAGTTTGATCGTATATTCGCGGACAGCAAAGAGTTCATTCCGAGGTTGCGATTTGAGGATTCCGATGCAAACTTGCGGTATTTCAACACACCGTACAGTGAGCAGGTTGCTCTGATCGAGGCCTTGGATGATCCTGTTGTCAAGACAGTAGTGGTGCTGAAGCCTAGGCAGATCGGTATCACTACTGCGAATTGCGCTCACACATTTTGGGCTACTTATTGTGCAAACAAGCCATTGCGAACGATTGTTGTTGCTGACCACAACAAGACCACGAAGTCAATCTTCAAGAAATTCTGTACATATTACAACCATTTACCGAAAGCTCTCAAGGATGCGAACCCGTTCAAGATGAATCAGAACGACAAGACCTTGATGAGTGAGCGAACGGATGCGTTGATTGACCATATGACGGCGCGTGGTGATACGCACGGTCGTGGTTGGACGTATCAGCGGTTCGTAGCGGAGGAGCTCGCGTTCTGGCCCCACCCTGAGGAGGTTTGGGCGGGGATCAGATCTACTTTGCACGGAGGAGACGACTCCAAGATTATCGTTGTCAGCACCCCGAACGGTCCTGGCAACTTTTATCACGAGCGTGTTCTGGCTGCACAGGCAGCAGAGCGCAATGGTGATACATCAACCAAGTTCATATTTTCTCGCTGGAGCGACCATCGCACATATCGTGCTGATCCGCCCCAAGGCTGGGAACCTACCGAAGAGGAGTATCAGCTCAGTCGACAGTTCGGCTTAGATATGGCGCAGCTTTATTGGCGCCATGAGATGATTTACGGCGTTGAGGGAATGGGGGAAAGACGATTCAGGCGCGAGTTTCCCTTGACGATTGAGGATGGGTTCTTAGTTTTGGAGGGTAGTTGGTTCGATTCGGATTATCTGAATGATTGTCTGAACGAATTACCGCCAGCGATCAATGGAGAGAGGCGTATCTATATGGAGCCTGAGCTCGATACAGATTACGTGATTGGTTGTGATCCCAGTTGGTGTACTGGTGGTGACTATGCTGTGGCGTGTGTGATGTCGGAGTATGGAGAGCAAGTAGCTGTCCTAAGTGTGAACCAGGGTGGAGAGGACAGGTTTGGCGAGATGGTTGCGGACCTCTCGGCATACTACCATAAGGCACGAGTGCTGTGTGAATCGAACACTGGTGGAGCAGGTCGAGTTGTCATCAAAAAGCTCTCACAATATGGTATACCATTATGGAAAGACCAGAAAGGTCAGGATTGGACAACACACAGAGGAAACAAGGAGCTTGCATACAGTTTTGCACGTCAATTAGTGAACGCTGATGGGTTGTCATTGAACGATCACACGACTATACAAGAGCTGATGCATGTACGGGAGGTCAAGGGTAAAATTGAGGGGCAGGATGGTTATCACGATGACCACAGTGATGCATTTATCTTGGCGTGTTGGGCGCTTCGATACTGTCCAGCATTCTCGGGGAGAGACAAGAACAATTTCCGAGACAGATTTTACCGGATGAACCCGGCTGATCGAATAAGGATGGCGATACCATGAAGAAGCAAGACATAGCTGGATATGACTTTTCAAAGGACAAGTTGACACCAAAGATGGTGATGGACCACGTTCGAGCTCACGACTCTCGTATGCATAACGAGCAGCCGTATATGGCTCTTGCAAAGGCTGCGTACACCACGAAGTTCTGGCGCTATATCGAGGGTCAAGAGGACTTGAACGTGGCCTATGAGATGTCGCGACTTGACCAGGTTGAGGTCAACCGAATGAAGCCAGCGCTCACTGGTTATCTTGCCAATCTGTATCCACGAAAGATGAAAGTGGTGATTGGCCCCAGCCCTTACACGACTGGTGACATCAAGAAAGCGGAGATGCTTGTCAATCACTGGCTCAATCAGCCGATTATGCGAGAAAGAATTCTGAACATTTCCCGTCAGGCGCTACTCTATAAGGGAGCTGGTGCGAAGATTGGTTACGACCCAGCTGAAGAGGGGTTGAACCGTGTTTGGATGCGTGTGTTCCCGTATTGGGAAATGGTTTTGGATTCTGATGTTCATGATCGTGATGATGCTCGTTTTATTGGTCACGTTTCCTATCGTCCTCGTAAGGAGGTCATTGAAGAATACGGTCTTTCAGAAGACCTTACAGGTACTAGTCGTAATGATTATCTCGGGGCTTATCTTACTGGAACAAAGAGGGTTGAGTACAAGGGCGACACCCCAGAGTCAGATGCGACGGCGTTCGTGAGGGTGCTTGAGTTTTGCAACCTGATTGATGATTTTTACGACACAGATGGAACCAAATACAATGGTCGTCTTGAGATCTACGTTTTGGATGACGGATATGATGGAGAGGTCAAGCCTGTCTATATGGGCCCGTTGCCGTTGGTTGAAGCCAATGGTCAAGCACTGCCACACATTGTTCCTCTAATGTTCGAGCACGAGCCTGAGTATCCTTATCGGGGTTTAGCTTACAGCGAACAGCTCTTGCCCCAGCAGAAAGAGATCAACACGATGCGCTCCTATATGGCTCAGTCAGCTCGGCGTGATGCTCGGGTATACTTGGCACCAAAGGGAGCTCTAGATGCAGATGCATACTCCGATCTAAAGTCTGGTGAAGATGGTTTGATCATCGAGGTAGATGAGCAATATGCAGGTAACCTTGCGAATGTGGTCGTTCCTCTTCGTCACGGACCGATCAGTGCAAACATACAGGTGACAGCAGCTCAAGCGGAAGCTGATTTCGAGCGTAATACGGTCATTAGCCCTGCGGCATTGGGTCAGGTGACCAAGGCCACCGCTAGTGAGATTGCAGCGGTTGAGGGGCACACACAGAGCGAATTTGGACGTCACGCAGAGATGCGCGATATGTTCCTGATTGAAGTTGTCAAGCGATGCTTTGCTGCTCACGTAGCTAGTCTTTACGACCCTGGAGACAGTGAGGGCGCTGAAGCCAACATTGACAATGAGGGAATGGAGCTCGATCAGGATGAACTCGAGACCAAGAGAGACCTTGAGGGTGTCGAAGATGCCGAAGATACCCCTGTGCGCGAGGGGATCGATGAGGTTCGAGACGAGCTTGAGGACACAGAGGAAGAAGATCAGCAGATTATGGACTTGGCGGCTGAGGTTGAGCCCGAGCGTAAGCAAGAAGAGCAAGCTCGCACAGAGCAACGCCTGATGCTGATTGGACCTGAGGGCGAAGCAATTGAGGTCACGATTGAAGACATCGACAGTGATTTCGAGATTGGGTTCACAGAAGCTGGTCGTTCTCCGATGGCGCAGAGTGAGATGCGAAACAACATTCTCGCGCTAAGTGACAAGATGATTCAGTTGCTGCAGGTATCTCAGGAGCAAAAGAACGCGATGGGCGTGATGGCAGGAGAGATCCTCAAGACCATTCACGAGCAGTTTGACTTTCCTCAGAACCTATCGATGGAGTACATTCTTGCTGAAGCTGCACGAGTTGAAGCAGAAGCTCCTCCTGAGCCACCTCCTCAGGCAGCACCACCAGAGGGTCAGGCACCACCAGAGGGTCAGCCAGAAGCTCAGAATCCAGAAGAAGTTCTGGCACAGATTGAATCTTTACCACCCGACCAAGCACTTGCTGCACTTGAGCAATTGCTTGCAGAAAATCCACAGGCTATGGAAGCTATCCAGAAAGCCAAAACCCTACCGCCTGAGCAACAAGCGGAAGCAGTCAAAGCGCTTACACAAGCGATTAGAGAGAGCTTATGAGCAGTCAAAAGTTTATTTGTCCGAATGGACACATTACGCACGCTAGTTTTAGCTGGCGCGTTGATGCAACTGAAGAAGTTGTCCAGTGTTCGAGCTGTCCTGAGCAAGCTATACACTGGGTGAAAACCGTAGGTAAAGTGCAGGGCAAGCCATCTGTGAAGATGCGAAGATTTGAATGCAAGAGCTGTGGTCATTCTGCAGAGATCAACATCATTCGCGATGATCTGACAGAGAATCTCAACCCCAGACAGTGTCCACATTGCACAGGCCCTATGCATTTCAACTATGGTGGCTGGAGCATCGACCGATTTGGTGAGGATACCAACTGGCCTTACTTTGATCGGGGCTTGGGCAGAATGCTGCATAGCAAGAAGCATCGTCAAGAGGTGATGAAAGAGATGGGCGTGGTTGCGATTGATGGAGACATTGACTTCTCAAGCGACTATAATAAGCTAGAAGCAAAGCAAAAAGCCGATGACAAGTTAGTTGAAGACCATAAGAAGCAGGTAGAAGAGTCTGCAGCTTATGCAGAGTACCGAGAAGCGAAAGACAGAGGAGCTCTAGAGCAGTTCCGACATCGTGATCAAGGTACTGGCCCCAAGATAGACCCTTTCAATGAATTACCACCCGTACAGGAGATTGAACAATGAGTATCACTCAAGACGAAATGATGATGCAGGAGCAAGGAGGAATGGCTCCTCCACCTGCTGAAGACCCAATGGCCCAGCAACAGGCTCAGATGCAACAGATTGCAGCTACTGCTCCGTCACCGGACAAGCCGTATACCTACAAAAAGATTGAGAAATTTAGCGAGTCTATGAATGATTTTGTCTCTTCTGTCGATGAAGCTGTGGAAATTATGGATTACTCGGCACCAGAGGGTGAAAAGAAGCTCGACGGACCATTGCCAGGAGAAGTCTACGTTCCATTCGTTTTGATTATGGAGTTTGTCAAGATGCAAGAGGGTGGAGACAAGTATTACATGGCTGGACCAGATCTTGTTAGCGACACTGCTCTGAGCAAGGCTATCGCCAACTTCAAGCGCGCTAAGAAAGACAAGAAGCTGATGGAAGCTCTCAAGGCACCCGCTCCAGGCGAACAAGCCCCTGAGGAAGAGCCAGAGATGAGTGCAGCTGAAATGGAAGCTGGCCGTCCACCCGTTGGCCGTATGAGTGACGAAGACGAAGCAATCGCAGGTATGATGTAAGGAGGAAATTGTGAGCGAGACAACAGATGTTCCTGTCGAGGTAGAAGCAGCCCCGGCAGCAGAAATAGCAGAACCTGTTTCATTTAAAGAAGAAGCAGCAGAACCACAGGTTGAGGTAGAGACAGCTCCAGCTGAAGAGGAGGTCGTTGAGACGGCTGCCCCTGAGGTAGAGAGCGCTCCAGTCGCCGATACTAGTTCTCGCTTCGATTCTCTGATGGATGCATTGGGAGACATTCCTGATGAGCCCAACGCGCAGCTGCTTGAGAACATTGACGAGCGGAGCATTGAGAAGCTTCCCGACTCTATGAAAGGGTTGATGAAGCATCTCATTGCTCAACAGCGTGTTCAAGCCAAGCAAGCTGAAGCACAGTACACTGAACGCCAATCAGCTCTTGACAAGCGTATGGAGGAGATTGAGAATCAGAACAAGATTTTGATTCGAAATCGAGCTCAGCTCAATCAAGTTCTGCTTGATCCCAAGTTCCAAGAGTATCTGAAGATGGCAGATACTCCAGAGGAAGAGCTTCCCGATCCAATGTCGAATGAGGGCATTGAAGCTCGGATCAAGAAAGGTGTTGCTCAGGCGATGCGCCAGTTTCAAGAGCCAATCCAGCAGTCGGCACGTCGAGCCCAGCAACTTGCTGCGTATCAAGATTTCGTTGATGCGAACCCCAAAATGCAAGATGCGCAGTTCAAAAGCGACGTTCGTCAGCTGATGGAACAAAGAAAAGAATCAGGAAATTCAATTTCTTTGCCAGATGCTTACGCGTTAGTTGAGCGAAAGCAATTGGTTGCCGCTCAAGAGAAACAATCCGCTAAGGAACGGCTTCGTAGACGAGAGAGCGCCCAGCAAGTTCAACGCTCAACCATAAGTTCTACACAAGATAATAATGATCCTGTACCAAAATGGGTCACAGAAAAAGGGTACAAGGGTATACGGGGCAACACGGCTCGTATATTGTATTTACGAGACAATCCCAAAGCGCTTCAAGCTCTGAGAGCTCAACAAAAATCACGTTAATATTAGGAGCATATAATGCCAACTACTTCTCTTACAGTCGATAATGAGCTCTTGTCAGCTACTTCGATTGAAGCTGCAAAAGAAGCTCGTGACTTACGTCACATTGTCACTCCTTTTCTTGCTGAGCACAATCGTGTTCACGGAGAGGGTCAACCAAGTAAAGGGTCCGGTCACAAGTGGATTGGAAGTTTCCAGACTGGGAATCACTCTAGCCCGACCAGAAAGCAAACTGGTTACGAGCAGATGAACCTCAGCTTCTCTGGTGTTCTGACTCCTATGGTCCTTACTCCAGCTGAAGTGTCTTACCCAATCGGTATTTCTTCTGTTGAAGAAGACCTGAACGGTGGAGATCTTCAAACTATCGAGCTTGCTTCTCGTCGTGCCAAGGCCACAATGAACAAGGCAAAGCGTGAGTTTGAACGACATATGCTTCTCGGTGGTGTAGCTCAGTATGACGACTGGAACACTTTGAACGGTGTCTCTGTAACTAACGGTTACCTTGAGGATGCTACTCAAACCTCAAGCATTGGTGGTTTCAGCAAGTCAACTCACTCAGCTCTCCCTGGAGCTCAAAACCAAGTATTTGACGTTGCATCTTCATTCAACACTTCTGGATTGAATGGTCTGTATCGTGTAATCATCAAGGCAAAAGCTCGTGCGATTGATGAGCTGTCTGGCCTTACCGTTCTTTGCTCTGAAAAGGGTCTTGAAAACTACAAGCGTACTCTTCAAGCTAACGAACGATATATGATTATGGACGGAAACGACAGCATCGACGGTGCGAACATGAACTTGATGATCAGTGGTCTTCCAGCTCACGTTTCAACCCACCTTGGTGACGGTGCTCCATCAGGAACATTCTCAAGTGACAAGATCTCATTCTACATCGTTGACTTGAATGCGATCTACGTTTGCTGGTCTAAAGTCATCCGTGATGGTTACTTCTCAATGTCTGACTTCATGAATGTTGGTAACGGCTACAATGTCCGCGTTGCTGAAGTTCTGGTCCGTGGCCAGTTGTGGGTCGAGGGCTTCGCAAGCTCCGGCGTAATTCTTAACGCAGAAACATTCTAATTAGGAGAATAACATGTCTTTAGTTTCAAAAATTGATGGACTGGCATCAGGACCACAGGGTTCGGAGCAAGTCAGGGAATCCAGAAAGCGATTTGTTCGACTTTTTGTCGAAGAAACCGTTGCCAAAGGTGACTGTGTTGCTTTTAGCATTACGGCTGCTCTTGATGGCACCGATCCCACAGATTATGGGTATGGAAACATTGTCAAATTGGCTAATTCTGGTGAAGCAACCAATTCTCAAGTTATTGGTGTTGCCGCAGAAGCAGTGACTATGTCATCTGACGACGTTACCAATAAAGCTTGGAAGCTCTGTAGTGTTCAGGTTGCTGGTCGTTGTGACTTTGTGAAAGTGGCTGATATTGAAAGTGGTGGAGCATCTCCTGCGCCTGGTAATCTTCTGATTGCATCAAGCACTGACGGGCAAGCTGAAAAGTACCAGGCTTCTGCAGTTGATCTACCTTTTGCCATTCATTTGGTAGATGGGAGCAATGATGGTGTTGCAGACAGCCAAGTTCTCTTGATCAATCCAGCTAATCTGTAATCCCACTTCCTCCCCGAGGATTTGTTGTTGAAGTGGTGGGGGTGGAGCAATCTACCCCCACTTCTGTGTATCGAGGTTTTGTATGAATGTATCGGAGCTACGACAAAGAATCTTCGATCAAATGGATTACTTCCCAGACCTCCAGCAGTATAG